AATCCAAGGTTTCTTGCCTGTTGTTCAACACCATTCTTAAATGCTAAAAATAATCTTCCTGCATTGTTATTAATATCCTTCAATACGGGACGGAAAATATTTGCAGATGATGTTTTAATAACTTCTTCTCCAGGTGCAAGCATTGCCGAAACACTATCAACATTTTCTGGTCCTTTACCAGGTATTGTTCCACCTCCACTTAAACCAATTGATCCCTTGGAAAGGGCTTCAAGTACATCCGTCTTACCAAATTGCCTCATTATTTTAGCAGTAGCATCCTCAACGCTAAGACCTTGATATCTAAGGTTAGTATATTGCTGACGGATGACCTTAAACAATTCAGTTTTTGCTATTGGTGAATCATAAGGAATCCTAGTTGAAGACTTAGAAGGAGTTGGTTTTGCAGTAGTAGGTTGATTAAGCAATCTTCCGGGATTTATAGTTCCATCTGGATTATTTGGACCAAATTGTTTACCTGGTCTTCCTGGTCCTGGTGTTTGAACTGGTGGTGCCTTTACTGGTGATTTTATTAGATTGGATATTCCGGGTATCGCAGATAGAGCACCAACCCCAAGTGCTGGTCCAAATACCGAAAGAATTGTAAGAATCTCATTATACTTATCACTCAGTGCATTTGTATAATCTGGTCTGGGTATTTCTGAGAAAAATTTTATAAAATCTGGAACTTGATAATTAAAAAGATCATCGCCTGGAGCTGTTCCTATTGGTTGTTCTACTGGTTGTTCTATTGGTTGTTGTCCTCCTCCTCCTCCTGGAGCTGGCGGTGTAGGAACAGGGACTGGATCTGGGTTCGGTATTGGACCCCTGTCAGGAATATTAAGTTTTGGTTTAAATAGATTTAAGAAAAGAACACTTGCTGCTATGGCCGAAACTATTTGTGGTAAGTTATTAAGGACACAAGCAACTACACCTCTACAAAAATCTGGTCCACCTGGTTTGAATTTTCCGTTTTTTCCAAATAGATTACTTAGTCTTCTACCTAAACTACGACCAAGAGAAAATAAAGCTCTTAATTTTAATAAAAGACCTAAAATTTTAGCACCAACTACGATTGCAAATATTTTTTTCCAGTGATTCTTTAGGAATGTAAATACTCTAACTAATTTTTTACGATTTTCATCATCGGATAACCATTCAAAAGCAGCATTAAGGGCAATACCTGCTCCAACTAAAGTTAAGAAATTAATAAGTTTATCAAATATACTTTTGACTGGTGATAATATTTTTTCACCAAATGATTTAGATGACTCTTTTAATTTTTTTCCTCTTTCTACAAATTCTTCCTTTTCACCAAGTTTTTTCTTTCTAACAGTTTTTCTAGAAAGTTTTAAAGTTTGTCTCTTTTCTGCAATTCTACTAGCAAAATCAATTGCTAACTGATTTTGAATCTGAGCAAGAATTCTATTAGTTTCCGTAAGTGTTGTTGCTGCAGATTCTGTAGATACAGTTTCTGGTCCTTTTAAATTTTCTGCTTTTATTGCTTCTGCTTTCTTTGCTCTTATAAAAGACATCTTAGATGCCTTTAGTTTTGGTTTAGCAAACGAAACACCAATATTCTTTGCGCCCTTCATCAATGGGGACGAATCCTTCCCCATTTTTGGTAATGATGGTGCTTGGAATAACGGTTGGTTTTCTAATGCCACTACTGATTCTGCTGTGCCTTAAGGTTTTCTTCTTCAATGTGTTGGGAAAGCATCGTTACATATACTTCTCTCTCCCAAGGCATCATATTTTCAAGCTCTGTTAATGAGTATTTATGATATTGAATCAAGGAAAAGTTTGTCCTGTAATACACCTCAAGACTAGTGTGTGACATGACTAACTGAAAAAAGATGCTAATCCCTCAAGCACAATCTCATTATTCTTTTTAGTATTGGGATTTTTTACAACAACAGTATGTGTAAGTTTTGGCATCGTTTCAAAGAATTTTTCAATTTCCTTAAATTGTTTAGTATTCATTTGCTCAACAAATTCTGTCATCTCTTGCGTAGTTGAATCTTTTGCAGACCAACACTCATCAGCATTATAAATCATCTCAATACAAGAAGAAATCATTTCAAGAGATTTATCTACGTTTTCACCATCACCCCCAGTCTCAAAATTATTTTCAACAAATTGTGTTATTGATGGATACTTCAATTTCATCGAAAGTGAATCATCTAATTTTACAATATTAGTGTGTTCTTTATTCTTCTGAACTTTGATTGTATCAATATCGATCTCAGTTTGAACTTGAGTTTCGCCATCATCCTGGCAGGTCACATTAACTTCAATCTTTTCACCGACAGATTTTGCACGAATATTGAGGAACAAATATTCAATATCAAATGTTGCAAGTTCTTCTACTTTAACACCACGAGTGCTAATACAATCGGATAAAATTTTGATAATAGCATTGGTGATCTGACCCATGTCTTCAGATTCCAGTGCCATTACTAGAATTTTTTCCTCTCTTACTAAAAAAGGACGATATCTTACTTTTTTCCCAGTAGAAGGGATCTCCAACTCATATGTTGGAGTACTAATTTTTGGTAAAGGCATAATCTCCGATACAATTCAGTTATTTTTATTTATCACTGGACTGGAGCAGTTACTGTTCCAGGTGTTGGCGGTCCAAAGAAACCAGGCAGTTCATTTCCTGGAGCAGATACATTTCCAGCACCATCAGTATATACGGTATTCATATTCTTTCTCATCAATCTATAACGATCATAATACATTGTAATTGTAACACGCATTACTTCTGAATTACCATACTGAACTGGAACAGCGTTAACTGCTTTAGGAAATGCATTAACTAGTTGATATGTAATATCTGTTGCTCCAGGAACATTATAATTCTTTTCAAATTTCGTGATGTATATTCCACCAGAATTCATGTAGAATTTTGGATAATTGAAACGCCTATAATAATTACCACCAATATTTTGATCATAAGCACCAGGTTCTGCTAAAGTATTACTATTACCACCAGCAATATAATTCATCCATGCTTCAAAGAACATGAGGATAGTGTAATCTCTATCGACGTAGAAAGAGAAATCAATATCAGTATTAATTCTGGTGTGAGCATATTCTTGAACTACACCTTGAAACTGGTCCTTCATCTCACCAGTTGCATTAGTGGATGATGGAAGAGTTGCAGAAAAACAGTTAATCGATAACTTTCTTTGAAAAGTTTGATTCCAATCAAATCCATAAATTGGTTTTAACTGTGTAATATCTAAATGATCAATAAATGGTGTTGTCGATCCACTAGTTCCCCATCCATTACCAATATAAACTTGAAACTGATTAGATCTTGCAAATCCTCCAGTTGTAGCATCATCTTGATGAAGATTGCCTACGATTGTTTGAATATTAGGGATATTAGGCATTTCTAAATATTAATACAGCCTTTGTTATTAAGTATTTAGATGTCATATAAGGGAAAATTTCAACCATCATACCCCAAGAAGTATAAAGGTAATACATCAAACATCATTTATCGTTCACTTTGGGAACGTAAGTTTATGATGTATTGTGATTTGAATGAAAATATTATTGAATGGGGATCTGAGGAGATAGCATTACCATATCGTTCTCCATTAGATAATCGAGTTCATCGATACTTTCCAGACTTTTATATTAAAGTTAAGGAAAGTAATGGGTCAATCAAGCGATACTTAATTGAGATTAAACCAAAGAAACAAACTGTAGAACCAAAAGTTCAAAAAAGAAAGACAAAAGCATATATCTACGAAGTTACCGAATATGCCAAGAATATGGCAAAATGGAAAGCAGCAGAGGAGTTTTGTAAAGATAGACTATGGGAATTTAAAGTTTTAACCGAAGATGAATTAGGTATTCGCTGATGGCATATCCAACAGACGACAATTCAAATCGTATTCGTTCTGTAATGGATAGTGTTATCGGAACAGAAGATCCCGATGATTTAATGCTTAAATTGATATCAGTATTAGAGGAAGGTGGAAAGATTC